TTCACCTTACCGGCTGGATTCCCTACTTTTGCTCATGATGTCGTAACTCCGGGATACATTACTGACAACGGAAATACTTACACAATTTTTGGCTTATTGGCCCAAGGTTCATCAAATATGTACTTGTGGCACCCGACTTCCAACGGCGGCTCAGACATCGTGGACCATAATTCTCCTACGGTATTAGACGCAACTTCCAAACTAATACTTAACGGCGTTGCGATTATCGCGTAATTGTTATACTTCGGGTCATGTCTGTTAATGAATGGGTAGCCCTCTCGGTTGGGGTGACAACTCTTGTAGGTGCGGTCGCTATGGGTGTCCGCCATTTAGTAAAACATTACCTCGCTGAACTCAAACCGAACGGCGGCTCAAGTATCAAAGATAAGGTCAAAGATATAGACTCCAAGGTGGACAAATTAGAGTCACGGATAGATGAAATCTACCGACTTTTATTGGAGAAAAAATGACGCTTATAGACATAGCCCGTAATGAAATTGGCTATCAAGAAGGCCCTAACAACAATACAAAATATGGAAAATGGTATGGACTCAACAATAATCCTTGGTGCGCTATGTTCGTTTCATGGGTTTACAATGAAGCCGGTTTTGTAAAACATATCGCCGCGAGTGGTAAAAAAGGATTCGCTTCATGCGCCGCTGGTCTAAATTGGTTCACAAAAAAGAATAAACTTGTGCCTATCGGTGACGCACAACCCGGGGACATAGCCTTCTTTCAATTTGATGATGACGCTGAACCTGACCATGTTGGTATTGTCGTTAGAAACAACAAAGTCACAAAAACCCTAGTGTGTATAGAGGGCAACACATCAGGAAATAAATCCGGCTCTCAAGCAAACGGTGACGGCGTATATCGTAAGAAAAGACCGTATAAGTATGTTCTTGCGGTTGCCCGTCCAATAAAGGAGAAACATGAAGCCACAACATCTACAAGCGCTTAAATCCGCTCTACGACACTTCGCATTAACCGCGCTCGCCCTATATGGAGCCGGCGTGACAGACATCAAGGCTCTAGCGTTCGCAACAGCCGCCGCTATCGCTGGCCCTGCTATCCGTGGCATTGACAAAAATGACCCGGCGTTTGGTCGCGTTGCGGATTGGGTAACAGCAGAAATTGACAAACTCGCTAAGAAAAGCGCACCTAAGAAAAAGAAGTAGCAACACGCCGGACAGGCCCCGCTTCGGCGGGGTCTAGTCTTTTCTAAGGTCTTTGCGTTAGTCTTTGCCCATGGCGCTCAAAGAGTCTTTACAGAAATTCGCAGTTGAAACAAGTTTGTATTGTCCGTTTCAACGAGTAATCAACAAACTATCGCCGGAAGATAAGGCGACACTCTCTCAAGCATTACTTGAGGGTTATCCAAATATCACAATCGCAAAAGCGTTACGAACAGAAGGCCACCGTATCGCTGAAATTTCAATTATGGAGCATAGGAAGGGATTATGTCGTTGCCCCAAAACGCAAAACTCCAAGAAGTCTTAGATAGTCGCGAAGCCGAATATGGTGGAGCGCTAGAAAATTTTGAGCGTATTGGCAAGGTATGGGGAGCGTTGTTGAATATTGAACCAATACCGCCGTATCAAGTTGCGTTGCTTATGGACGCACTCAAAACAGTACGCTTATTTAATAATCCAACTCATAATGATTCTTGGGTGGACAAACTTGGTTACATACACCACGCAGTAGAAATAATGAACAAATGACTCTCCAAGAACAATTTGATGAAACTCCTGATGAACTCAAGAGTGAAAATCTAAAAGAATTACAACAAGCCGTTATTCGGTTACAAAAGCAACTCAAGAAAGCCAAGGAACGCAACGAAGAATTAGTTGAGGTCACTAAACAATCCGCTTATGACGCGATGTTGTCTATGGGCGAAATTAAACCGGTTGAAGAATTCAAGGTGGCAAAAGGTGTCAAAGGGAAACCTGAGGTCGCTTTGTGGCACATGACGGATTGGCAAGGTGCTAAACGCACAACCACTTATGACTCAACAATTATGAAAAAACGAGTCATGTCGTTTGCGGAAAAGGCTGTACGCATTACAGAAATTCACCGGGCAGACCACCCGGTTAAAAATTGCGTGATTATGTTTGGCGGGGACATGATTGAAGGTCTGTTCAATTTCCCAAGCCAAGTATTTGAAATAGATTCCACACTCTTTGAGCAGTATGTAAATGTGTCAAGACTCGCCGTTGATGTCGTTAGGTACGCGTTGCGTCATTATGAAAAGGTTGAGGTCGTAGCGGAATGGGGAAACCACGGTCGTATTGGTAGTAAACGAGATTCAGTTCCTCGCTCAGATAACTTTGACCGTATGTGCTACGAATTGGCGCGTCAATTATTGGCTAGTGAAAAACGATTGACATGGCACGATTCACCTGAGGATATTCAACGAGTACAAATAGGCAATTACAAAGCCTTGTTGATTCATGGTGACGAAGTAGGTCGCAACGGATTCGCTTCACCCGGGCAGATAGTTCAACATGCTAACCGCTGGCGCTCCGGTGCTTATGATTGGGATTTCCGTGATGTCTATATTGGCCACTATCACACTCACGCTGAATGGCCCATGGCAAACGGTTTAGGTTCTGTTTATCAAACCGGTTCAACGGAGTCTGATAATCGTTACGCCGGCGTTATGCTCGCGGCGAGCGCAACACCTTCACAGCGTTTACATTTTGTAGACCCACAGAAAGGTCGCGTGACGGCCGCGTATAAGATTTGGCTTGACTAATGTATTGCCGGCATGTGTACCAATATGTTTATGAGCCAATATGTCTTGATTGCGGCAAAAACACTCATGAAACAGATTGGGTTGAGCAAACAAAACTTCATAAACAATGGATAGCGGACGGTAAGGCTGATTGGAATATATGTCCACTTGGAGGCACGATTCGCGGGTGGTGGAGTATTTAATGTGTATTCAATGCGGTAAATGTACTCTTGAACATGAAAACAACATTGATGACAATGTGGACACCGCTATCGTTGAGTGTAATGGACATCACAAAATAAATTAACAAAACTTTGTCAAATACTTGTATTTGTCTGCCGGTGGGTTTACTCTAAGAATAACTAGGGGCCACAGGCCCGGAAGGCGGTACAAAATGAAACTAGCACCTACAACCACAATATCTGATTTATGGATTGAAGCATGTACAAACGCTGTAAAGGCTGGTCTTAATACAACTCCGACACCTATGGGCGTTGTCCGTGTAGACCTTGACGGCACACCTCTTGAGGTGCCGTCTGTAATTATGGAAGGTCCATGCGGTTTTGCTTGGGTAACAATCCGCCCGGCCCGCGGTGCGGTAGTGACATGGTTAAAAACGCGTGGAGTTGGTCATAATGGTTATTACGGCGGATACACAATATCTACCAATGAAATTGAGCGCGATGAAAAATGTAATTTTGGACAATCGTACGAACGCAAAATGAACGCCGCTAAAGCGTTCGCAGAAACTTTACAAGCATGGGGAATTAACGCAGTAGCAGAAGGGCGGTTAGACTAATGAATAGTTTAGACACTATTAACTTAGAAAATGCTCCACGCACACTTGAGCGTGTGGAATTCCATAGACCGGAACTTGCCCGTAAGGGTGATAAATGGCACAACCCAAGTGCCGGACAAAATGAGTTCATGATAGTTGAGTATGTGACTAAATATGTCAGTTACACTTATTGTGAAACTTGGTATGTAATTACTTTTAGCAACCCATTACCTCACTTGAAAGGTCTTAAAATTGGAGAAGGTCTTGGAATGGGAACTTTTTATAGAGGTAACGCTTAGGAGTAATTATGACCAAAGAGCAATATCAAGAGGCTATTGACAAACAAGTTGAACGCAGAGGTAGAGCAATCAACGAAATAGCAGAAATGACTAGAGAACCGTATTCAACAGAGGCTCTAATTGAATGGGCTGAAATTGCGCTGGACGCATATAAAATGACTCGTATGCTCAGGACTCAAATGCGAGCCGCTTATCCAATTCTATGTACCTGTGTCTGTGACGAACACAAGCAAAAACTTTAATCTTCGTCCTCGTCCCAATCAAAGTCAGGAGTCTTACGAATATCCATACCGGCCTCTTTAGAAGCCCTAAGAGAATTTACAAACAAATCGTATGCTCGGCTGGCCATGTCAGTTATTTGGTCAGGATAAATCGCCTCATGTTCAATCTCTACATAAAGACTATGAAGGCTCAAAACAACTCTCGCGTTTGGGTGAGGGTTCTGTGGGATTTGAGGGGGTTGGGCCATATCGCGATTCTAGAACCTATTATCAAAAGATTTCCACGCCACGCCGGCGGGGGACTTCCATTCCGGGAAGTATTACGGCAATCTACGCACAACGGGTCATAGACCCCCTAACAGGAAGGCAAGTAATGGCAACTGAATACCTAGAGGATTACGAACTGGTTGAGAGCCGGCTTCGTAGACTCTATACCGCATACCCACTAGCCCGGGTTCTAACAGACATGGTCTACCGCGATGAGCGTAGTTTTATCGTGAAGGCTGAAATCTATTTGACACCCGAGGACTTATCACCGTCCGCGACCGGATACGCTGAGGAAATCGTAGGCGCTGGTTTTGTGAACAAAACCTCTGCCCTAGAGAACTGTGAAACCTCGGCAATTGGCAGGGCCATAAGTAACTCTGTTCTGTGCCTTGGCGCTCCGGAAGGCAAACGCCCAAGCCGTCAAGAAATGGAAAAGGTTGAGCGCTATAAGTCTGAGCCACGCAAACCGGCACCCAAGAGCCGGCCGGTTGTAGAAGCAACACCGGAACAAGTAGCCAAGGCGGCTCTGTTGATTCCAACAGCCAAGCACCTCACGACCGTAGATGACCTACGGGCTATGTGGACCGGCAATCAAGATGTTCTTGAAGTCAAGGTGGAAGGCCAAACCTTGAAAGATGTTATCAACGCCCGGGTCAAGGAATTGTCAAGTGACAATTGACCGCAACACCGTAACAATCGCAAACAACGCTCAACGCACTAGCAGAGCGGTCGCTGAAAAAGTGCTACCTAGAACCGGCACTCTCCGGCGACAAGTCTATGAATACTTTTACCGCCGTGGATTAGCCGGCTCAACAGACGAAGAAGCACAAGCCGCGTTGAACATAGACGGTAACACCATGCGCCCCACTCGTGGGAGTTTGGTCAAAGACGGTTATCTAATTGACACAGGTACTACGCGGAAAAACGCCAAGGGTCACGAATGTATCGTTTGGCGAACCGCAGAACAGGATATGTTGTTGTGAGTAAAAATAAACCATTCAAACCACCCGCGGGATTCGTTGTAGGCGTCCATATCAACATGCTTGGTATTAAGGCGCTCGCTAAAGAATTGAAGTTGTTGCCCTATGTAGTTGCGAAGGCTTGTGAAGAAGCCGGCGTGGCGTTAGTGGCTGACATTATGGATTTGTCAGGGGACTCGGCTAAGGTATTACTAGCCCAAGAAAAAGAAAACAAGGACCAAACAAACCATGAGTGAAGTCGTTACCCCGGCCCAAGTAGAAGCAAAACTTAAATCATTGAGCAAGGAACTTGATAGTTGTCATGAGGATTTAGTGAAGGCTGAATACCGTTACTATCACACGAAGGCTCAATATGAAATCTCAATGGCAGAAACTCGGTTGGCACTTACCAAACAATCCGCACCGAACGGCAAGAATTACACCGTAGGCGAGCGTGAGGACATGGCAATTATCGCGAACCGTGAGAAGCATATTGAAATGGCTGAAGTAGACGCCCTCGTTAGGGCCGCACGAGCAAACGCTCAAAGAATTCGCGCACAAGTTGATATTGCGCGTTCTGTTGGAACAAGTGTTAGAACAAGTATGGAGATAATATGAAAAAACTAGCAATTGCGTTGATTCTATTGACCGCAACACCGGCGACAGCCAATGACCAAGGTGCTTGGGTCAAAGTAGACGCAAACGGTAACGCCATAGGCGGAGCAATTGTCTGTACCCCTGATGTATGTGGTGACTCAAATAGTCCTTATGCGAAAGCCACATTACAACCCGGCGAAAAATATGTCTTACAAACAAAAGCAGATACCAACGGAAATGTCGCTGGTATTGGGGCGCAACAAAATGCTGAGGTAAAAGTCAATTTACAAACTAATGAATGGACAATAAAACAAACAGAAGTTGTAGAAGTACCTCGCGTTAGCGTTACGAACACAGAACCAACAATTGTTACAACCGGGTCTAGTGTTGGAATTACAGAATCGCCTACGGTTGTGGCACAAGTAGAAACGAGCACAGTAACGAATAAAGTCAAAATATTCGCTGAAAAAACAACAGTAGCGACAATAAATCAAGACGCTACTACTTCAGTTAAAGAACAAAATGCTAATTTAGATGTCACCGTTCTTGAAACACCGCCAAAATCAGAAATAGAATTAACTGAGTGGTATGAAGAATGGTTACTAGAATGGCAAGAATTATTCAAGGCATTAGAATTACTATTTCAAGGGTGGGTGTTAATATGGTAGAAGAAGGTTATGTTTTAACTGATAAAGGTCAAACCGCTCTCGCTGAAGCATATTGGCGAGCAAAAATCGCTGAGGAACTTCGCAAGAAAGTCATGCCGGTTTGCGTATGCGAGCGTTGTGGCAATCTCCAAGAAGGCGCAATCATTGAACGCTGTATAGAGGCTGTATTAGGGCGTTCAAGATGACCGACCTATCTACTATGTTGTTACGAGCATTGAAGGCTCATGACGGCAACCGAGCGCGTTCACAACAGAAAAAAATTGGCCCTAGTGGAACCGGTTCCTGTAAACGCTACTTGTGGCACATACTCAAAGACACACCCAAGACCGCTGAAACGGACAACCTTCCGGCGATTATGGGTACCTACATACACGCTGGTATATCTGAGGCTATTCGCCGCGAGGACCCTTTTGGCGATAACTTTCTAATTGAACAACAATTTTCTACTGACAAAATTACAGGAAACATTGACTTGTTCATTAAGGACCAAGGGCTTGTCGTTGATTGGAAAACAACCAAGGTAAACGGCTTGAGATATTTCCCAAGCGAGAAGTACCGGTACCAAGTACATATCTACGGGTATCTACTTGAGGAAAACGGATACAAGGTTAATGAAGTCGCTTTAGTTGCTATCTGCCGTGACGGTGGTAGTGACAAAGTAAAAGAGTTTCGTGAACCTTACTCGCGTGAAATCGCTGAACTTGGACTTCAATGGATTCAAGATGTCCAAGACATCGTTGATAACGACCTTCCCGCCCCGGAGCCTACGGAAAAACTTTCGTGGTGTTCCAATTACTGCCAGTTCTATGACCCGTCAGGAGAAATAGGTTGCCCCGGTACGAACAAGTAGATTGGGATAAAGCCGAATGTTGGGGACTCAATACAGATTTATTTTACGCCGTGGAAGAAGAACGGAATGTCCGGGCTTATATGTACATAAACGCGGTGCGAAGTATCTGTGGAAGGTGTCCAATTCAACGCGATTGTTTGGCGTATGGATTCGGCCATGAGCAATATGGAGTTTGGGGTGGCATGACCACTCTTGAGCGTAAAGCCATAGTTGAGCCTAAAAAATATCCGGCTCAATTGAGGCGCGCTCTTTTTGATTTAGAGGAATATGGCATAACCTACGACACTATTTGGGAGGCCTATGAGTATTCGCGTAATGACGGAAGTATGGAAAACAAACTTACCGACAACTGAAAAAATGGTTTTGCTAGTTATCGCTGACCACGCGAGCGATGACGGTACTGAAGCATGGCCAAGCCAAGCGACAATCGCTATGAAATGTTCAATTAGTGTGCGCACAGTTCAACGCTCTGTGAACACGCTGGTTCGGCATGGATATATTCGTTTGGAAAAGCGGGCCGGTGGTTCTGTGGATTGTCGTGATGACCGCCGACCCAACAGATACACGATTATTTTGTCACGGCTACGGGGCGACAATATGCCGCGGCGTAAGTCTGTCGCTAACGAGGTGACATTGACGCCGGATACGGGGCGACAATCACGCCCCATGAACCACCCTATACAACCGTCCATAGAACAATCCTTTGATGAATTTTGGAAGTTGTATCCAAGAAAAACCGCCAAGGGGTCTGCTCGTAAGGCGTTTGAGAAAGCGCTCAAGAAAACAACACTTGAGGTCATATTGGCCGGGGTCAAGAAATACCGCGAGGAGCCGACTAGAAGCCCTGAGTTCACGGCGCACCCTTCTACATGGTTGAACGCTGAAAGGTGGCTGGACGAGAAGCCTGAGGCCGTTGAAAAGCCATTTATTCCGACACCCACGCCACAATCATTTGACCCCAAGATTCACGGGCCTAATGAAAACGCGGTTCCTATGCCGGCCTACTTCAAGGAGATGTTACAAAACGCGTTGAAAAAGGTTGAGTAACGACCTACAATTGTAATAATTACTAAGGGGGTGATTATGACCACAATCTCGTATCCGGCTTCTAAAATTCAATGCGGTGACCAAATCGTTACAAACGGAACTGTGAAAACAGTTGTAGCAATTGAAGGGCCGGACCGTATCGGCACCTATGATGTATTTTGTCAAGATGACCACGGACACAAGACTCAAGAGATAATCAACGGTACAGTTACAATAACTCGGTGATTTCTTTTGATGTGGTCGGACAACCCGTACCACAAGGCAGTATGAAAGTCATTAACGGACATGTCATACATTCCCGAGGTTCCGCCCTTGCCGCTTGGCGTTCTAATGTGGCACTTGAAGCCCGTAAAGCCGGAGCATTTCCAACTCGCGAACCTATCACGCTCAACATGACATTTATGCTTATGCGTCCACGAACCGTTAAACGCAGAGAACCAACAGTTCCGCCGGATTTAGACAAACTTGTTCGCGCTGTATTAGACGCACTCACGGCTATCGCATATCTTGATGATTCCCAAGTGACCGAGATATTCGCACGAAAGGTCTACGCGGATTTACCCGGGGCGCGTATAGAAATCATAGAAAAAAATTAAAAAAATTTTGCTCAAATACTTGTAATTTTGTAATAGAGCGCGTACCTTCTGTTGTAAGAGGCCGTAGGCCACCGACAGAAAGGCAAAACATGACAAGTAATGTAAACGCAACATTTGAAAGTTTCTTAAACAACTGGATTCCACCGGTTGTTGAAACACAAGCAGAAGTGAATAATCCAATAACAATCAAAGAAGGCGACATACTTGTAGCCCAATGGGGTTACGAAGCAAACAATGTCAATTACTTCAAAGTTCTCAAGCGAACCAAGACATTTGTTGAGGTAGCAGAGTTAAACGCTGAATATGTACCCGGCGACACCGGTATTTATGACGGCCGTTATGTTCAACCCGGCATTACTTGGAAAAATTATTCTTTGTGGGCTGACCGTGAGTCTTACAACCGTAGCGAGCGCCATGATGGACAACCAATTGTGTTTAGGCGTAAAGTCAAAACCCATGCTGACGGCGGTGAATATGTCAATTTGTGCGAGTACGCACACATGAACCTATGGAACGGCCGTCCACAAGTTGATTACAACCACCACTAGGAGGCCCCAAAATTCAAACATTTTTACCTTTTCCAAGTTACCAATTGACCGCCGAATGTCTTGACAATCGCAGACTCGGCAAACAACGCGTTGAGGCTTATCAAATTTTCCAAGCGCTCACCGGTGCTTATGGCACAAACGGCGCATGGACCAATCACCCGGCTACAAAGATGTGGGCTGACTATCAACCGGCCCTACTGTTGTACGGTCAAGTGATATGCGAGGAATGGCGCAAACGCGGATTCCAAGACAAACTCCAAGACATTTTTACGACCTATCTTGATATGCCCAAGTATCGTGATATTGAAATGCCGTGGTGGTTTGGATTCCAACCATTTCACCTATCGCACCGCTCTAACCTCTACCGCAAAGACCCTTCGTGGTACAGCGTTGAATTCAAGAATTTTTTACCGCCTAATGACCTGCCGTATCTATGGCCCTATGACGCCGGCGATTTCCGTTTCAAGGTTGGCGCTACAAAAGAGTTTTATCACGGGCCTCTGCCAATATGGTAGAAGTCACAAAGATTTTTAGAAAATTTTGCTCAAATACTTTACAAGAGTTACCTGAGGGCTTAATCTGTGATTGTTAGCCCGCCGGGCTTAGGAAGGCAGATATGAACGCAGTAGATACAGACAAAGTACAAACCGAAGTAGGCAATCTAGTTAGATTGTTACAGACCAACGCTGAACTCTTTGAGGACGGCGTGATTTCCAAGAAGCATTACAACCGCAACAAGAAACTTATCAACGACCGTATTACCACCCTTGTTGATACTTTTGGACAGGAAGGCAAGTAATGAAAATCATTACCACAATAACCACGGTCTATGACACCGTAACCAAGGAAGTCACCGAATACCGTGAGGTCGTTGAGCGACCCGGTGGCGATTTCCGCGGAGTAGCACCGAGTCTGTTGGACCTACAAAGCGGTATTCGTTACACAGACACCGTTTGCGCCAAGTGCGACATCAAGATAGCCGTGAGGGTTAATGATTACGCCCCAAGCGCCAATTTCTGCCACTCATGCGCCATGGCTGAAGTAGGTGCCTAATGAAGTTTTCCGTGAAATTGGCTGTGGATTTTGAGGACATATTTCCGCCCCACATGACCAAGGCCAAGCGAAATGAACTCATGCGCGATTATGCGTTTGAAAAAATGACCGCACTCATTAACACTTACAAAATCCCCGGTGAAGTTCTTGAGGTTAGGAAGTTACAAAATGACCAAAACTAAATTGACCCGGCGAGGCAAGATAGTCCTAGCGCTCGCGATACTGGCCCTTGTGTGGTGGCTGTTTGATGTGACCACTCCGGCTGAATGTAAGGTTCCACTCCAAGACATGCCTCAATGGTGTGTAGATTTGTTATATCCATGAGCGAGAAAACTTACGAAGGCTGGAAAAACTACGATACTTGGAATGTGGCTCTGTGGATTAACAATGAATACGGTATTTACCTTGGGGCCGTAGCGTTCATGAGAGATTACAAAGGTCGCAGACCGTACCGCGACTTCATTGTGGAATGTGGTCTTGACACTCAACGAACACCCGATAAGGTCAAGTGGCTAGGCAAAGACCTTGACCTCACAGCACTCAACGAAATGATGTATGAATTTAGGGAGCATAAATGATTGACCCAACCGTTCAAAACTGGTTAGCCGCGACCGGCGCTCGCATGATTGTTGGAGCAGAATCCGGCGACCCAAGAGCCATGTATGAAATAATTGCCGAGGTAGCCGGCAGAATTGACCGATATGTAACCCCGGCACGACTCGCTACTGAACGAGTCACCCTTGAAAATGAGGGTATCCTTCTCTAGTCCGCTAACCAACCGAAAGGGAAAATAATGGACAACAAGATAAACCGTTGTAACAAATGTGGAGCATGGGTATACGGCGTGACCTCTTGCGGGGTATGCGCAAAAGGAGTGAAGGAGTAGCCCATACTTCGTAAGAAACGAATCCTTTTAGTCGCCGCGGTAGCGGTTGGGTTCGTATTAGTTAAGCCGACACACGCGGCCCAAGCGCCAATCATGACCGTCAAGGAACAAAAAGAATTCTTGATAGCCCAATTGGCCCCCAAAGAGTACGCTCATCACCTAATCAAACAGGAGTGGCGTAACGCTGAGCGTGAATCCAAATGTCTTAGAGCCTTATGGGGTAAAGAGTCTGCTTGGAACCATAAAGCCAAGTCGCCGACCCATGATTACGGGATACCTCAACGACACATGAGCCATAACAGCCCCAAACAAATCCGGGATTTCCTTAACGACCCTCAAGGTCAAGTTCGGTGGGGTTTGGGATATATTAAATCGCGATACGATAGCCCTTGTGGAGCCTTGAGGGCTTGGCTATCACGGGCAGACAAGAACGGCCGAGGGGGTTGGTACTAATGAGTACGATAATCCCAATTCATATTGACCGTCCGTTGCCACATATTGAAGATGATGATGTTTATGAAGATGAGGACGAGGATTAACAAACAGTTAGTTGAATTGGTCAAGAAGCGGGCGGGCGGGTATTGCGAAATATGCGGACGGGTTGCTCAAGAGTCCATGGCCCTACACCACCGCAAACTCAAGAGTCGGGGCGGTAAAGATGAAGCCTCAAACCTTCTTTACCTTCACCATGAGTGTCACAACATGGGAACTCACGGAGTTCATAACCAAGTGGCTTACGCGACCTCAAAAGGTTGGATAGTCAATTCGTGGGCTGAACCTTCTCAGACTCCGGTTGTCCTCGCTGGCGGTAATGTTGTAATGTTACTCAATGACGGCGAATACGCGACCGTTATGGAAGGTGACTAATGATAAATCAAGTTGTAATACAAGGGAACGCTGGAAATGACCCGGAACTCAAATTCGTCAAAGACAATCTCGCGATTGCTACTGTTTCAATTGCTCACACGCCACGCACCCAAAAAGACGGTCGTTGGCAAGACGGTGAAACTATGTGGGTTCGTGTTGTTCAATTTGGCGAAAAAGCAGAAGCGTTAGTAGACGCGGTCAAGAAAGGTGACTCTGTAATTGTTACAGGGGCCTTAAAACTAGCGACATACAAAGGTCGTGACGGTCAAGAGAAAAGCGGTTTAGAAATTAACGCGACAAGTGTTAGCGTTATGGCGCGCCCGAGCAAAAGAAAAGAGGATTTACCGTCATGGTAGATGAAGGCTTATTGACAAGTGAAGCAACCGCTGAACTGCTAGGTATCACGACTAATCATTTACGACAAATTCAATGGCGTGGCACCCTCAAATGGAAATCAAAACAAGGCAACCGGGTGTATTACGCGCTCGCTGATATTCAAGAGTACAGCGAGAAAAGAAAACTACGGAAAACTGATAGTAATGACGGCTAAAGTATTCACATGCTCAAGATTGAGGACGAGGTTACTGTCGCGGATATTGACGAAGCGATAGCGCATATTGCCCGCGCCCTCAAAGTAGATGAATATGGAAACCGTATGGATTGGAGAAAGAAAGAATTACTCCAAGCAAGTATTGACGACCTATTAGACGCAAGATTGGCACTCAAAGAAGGCGATTATGGAAACGGAAACATTATTAGCGGAAACGCTCAAGGAGTATCCCGGTAATCCTCGTAAGGGCGATATAGATAAAATCGCTGAGTCATTGAAGGTAAACGGGCAGTACAAACCCATTGTTGTACAGAAATCAACAAATTATGTACTGGTCGGTAATCACACGCTTAAAGCGATAAAAAAACTTGGTTGGGATTTTGTAGACGCCGTAATCCTTGATGTAGATGATGTTGAAGCAAAACGAATAGTGCTGGCAGATAATCGCACAAGTGACGGCTCAACTTATGACTACATGTTGCTCAATGAAATGCTCTTAACTCTGCCGGACCTTCAAGGTACTGGTTATGACAAAACCGCTCTTGACCAACTCATCAACGCAGTTAATCCATATATTCCGGAACTTGAGCGTGGAGATACCGGCTCACGGGGCCTTGGAACACCTATTGTTCATTACGACATAGTGTTTGATTCTGAGGAACAACAAGCCGTGTTCTACGGACTCATAAGGTATTTGAAAGCCAAATATCCTGACGCTCACAGCGTAGGCGAGCGCCTTACCTTGTTTATCAACGAACTGGAATTATGAGCCGCGTCAAGGTTTACATAGATGTCAATGTTCGTGATGAAGCGGTCAAGCGAATTCAACACATTTACGATACTCACGACACCGTAATTGTCGCGTTTTCCGGCGGTAAAGATTCACTCACCGCGCTTCATTTGACTTGGCAAGTGGCGCAACGCAACGGACTTAAACAGGTGCCGGTCATATTCCGTGACGAAGAACTAATCCCTGACACGGTTGTTGATTTTGTCAATGAGTATCGGCAGAAACCATGGGTAGACATGACTTGGTTCTGTGTGCCGCTATTGAGTAACAAATATATTCTTGGCACCGTTGTTGAGTATGTTCAATGGGACCCTGACCGTGCGCACATTCGCGAGATACCACCTTGGGCCACAACACTTAAAACCCTTGGGCTTCCGCCGGAAACTCGTGCTGACCAATGGACCATGGACGAACTTGCTATCGCCAAATTCAAAGGCAAGGTCGCGATTATCACCGGCATACGGGCAAGTGAAAGCCTCATGCGATTCCGGGCGAGTGTCAATAAACTCAACGAAAACTACATCAACGCTTCCTCAACACCGCGGGCGAGCCTCTGTAAACCTCTTTTTGATTGGGAAGAAAATGACATTTTTAGATACTTCTATGATGAAGAAATTAGGTACTGCCCCATATATGACGCTCAAATCTTGGCCGGAGTTAATCTCCGTGTGAGTACACCGCTCCATGTTGAAGCCGCCAAGCGGATAGGGCAACTACGCGAATACTCGCCGGTGTTCTATGACCAAGTCATGGAGTTATTTCCTGAGATGTTGGTCCAAGAGCGCTATTTCTCTGAGTTAGACCGTGAGGCTGTACTCCGGCGATACTCACAAAACTTTGAAGGTGTGCGGGCATGGTGCTTGGAAAACATAGAGGACGAGAAGTGGCTACAAAAAGCGCTCCATGAGTTAGCCTCAATTGAAACCCGTGAAAAGAATTCCCCGGGTGCTTACCCTGTGGACTATGTCTTGAAGTCATTTATGGGCGGCGGGTATAAGCGAGTACTCTTGCCTCAACGAAAGAAGGCCAAATGAGCGACCCAATAGATAATATTCAATGGCTAGACGCTTCCACGCTGACCGCAAACGCTTGGAACCCTAACCGTGTACACAAGGCAGAACTCAAACTCCTTGAATTCTCGCTCTTGAGTACGGGCTGGATACAACCGGTCTTGGCTAACAAAGACCTCTTGATTATTGACGGCTTCCACCGCTGGCGTTTATCGCAAGACTCAAAGGCAGTTAAAGAGCGTTGGGGTGGCAAGGTTCCAGTAGCCATTCTTGATATTGACCGGCCTTCCGCGATGTTAATGACTATTCGTATCAACCGAGCAAAAGGCACCCATGTCGCAATCAACATGAGCGAGATTGTCCGTGAACTCATACAAGTACACGGCTACGCTCCTGAGGTAATTGCTAAGGAAATGGGCGCAAACCTTGATGAAGTAAACCTCTTGGCCCAAGACGGCGTATTCGCCGTCCGTAATATCGCGAAGTGGGCTTATTCAAATGCGTGGTATCCGGCGGAACAGAAGTAATGTTTGAAACCCCTGAGAACATAATCAAGGAAATATCTGTTCAACAGGTTATCCAAGATTGGGGCCGGCTCTACAAAGAGGAACGCCTATCGTGTGCGCCGACTAATAACACAAATTGGTACGCCAACGATTTCACATGCGCTTCATTGTTTTGGCGAAATCCACATAAGGCTCGAATAAAAGGCACCGTAACACGCCCCGAATATCGTGGATTCGGTTATGGAAGCACTATGCTCCATTACTTGATAAATGTAGTTCAAGAGAGGGCAAACGAGTTGAACCACACCATTCACCTTGAGTCTTACGCACGAAACCCCAAGTGGTATCTTGCTAATGGATTCACCGTAGACCGTATTACTCCATGGGGCGTAACAGTTGTGGAGCGTGAGATTCATGGCCGTAACTAAGTCCTACAACGGCTTCCCGCCGAAATATCGTGAGAAGCAAGGCTATGCCGTTTACAAGATGTTCAAGACCGGTGAACTTGCTCGGCCTACTGAGTGTGTTGGTTGTGGGGCGCTCGCCAATGACGGCGCTCCAATTATGGCTCACAACGAGGACTATCACAACCCCTTGAACTTCGTGGGTATCTGCTATGGGTGCCACATGGCTATTCATTACAGATTCCGCGACATTCCTACTTGGGAAAAGTGGTGCGATTACACCGCGAACGGCTGGCAACCACCTTACTCACGAGATTACAAAGTGTTCTTGAGTGCTTGGGACAGAATTAGATTCGCGCCAAAAGAAACCCCTCAACGATTTACTTGGCTTCATGGACTACCTCATGTAGAACCAAACTTGTACAGCCCTGAGAGTGAGTGGTCAAATGGCGAACTTAGTTTCTGAGCAATCGTTTGAGAAAATAATCAAATCTGCCGGATTAGAGGCAGTTATTACTCGTTATGAACGCGTTTCGGTGACAATTCGGCACACTCAAGAGGAAAAAAGTGTCAAAATGTGCCAAGATAAATCCATGACACCTGAGATTAGTTTCAATGCCTCGCTTATGAACATGGTCGCGGCAACTACAAGGCAACGGGTAATCATGGAGATACAAGCCTTCGCAAACGATTATCACCACCACATAGACGGGTTTGATGTCGTGAGGGTAGACCAACTACTTGACTTTTTAAGAGAGATTCCGGAGAAAAATAATGAGTCGCAGGGGCAGAAAGACTAAACTCACGCCCGAACTCCTAGAGAAATTGGAGAAGGCGCTCGCACAAGGTAACTATGTAGAAACCGCGTGTGCTTATGTCGGCATATCAAGAGCCGTTTATTACCATTGGGTCAATGAGGCTCAAAAGCCCAACGCTAAAAAAATTTATTTAGAATTTTTGGACACCGTAGAGCGGGCTAAAGCCGTGGCTGAAATGCGAAATGTACAAATAGTTCAAGCCGCCGCCATGGGTGACGGTAGCGACCCCGATTGGAGAGCCGCCTCTTGGTATCTTGAGAGAGCCTTCCCGCGTAAGTGGGGCAGACATGAAAGAGTTGAATTGAGCGGTACAGAAGGCGGGCCAATAAATGTTTCTGTTGATACCAAACAAGCGCTCTTGGAGATTATTCGGGAAAAGCAACCTAAGGAGCAATAGTGGCCCTTAGCCTTCAAGAGTATCTCGCTAGGCAACCGGAGCATGAATGGGAAAATTACATAAATGCTCTTGATGACAAACAGCGGGCAGACCTTATCCGTAAACCGTGGTGGTTTATTGGGCGTCCTGAACAACAAGAGCCTGACGGTAAGTGGACAGTTTGGCTTATCTTGGCTGGCCGTGGTTGGGGCAAAACTAGAACCGGCGCAGAATGGTTGATTGAACAGGTACTCAAATACCCTAAGGCTCCTGACGGTGCGCCTACTGAGTGGGCGATAATCGGTGAAACCTTTTCTGATACTCGCGTAATGTGTGTAGAAGGCCCAAGTGGTGTCCTGAGAGTCTTGGAGCGCCATGGCCTTCGTGACGGTGTGAACTTTCAATACAACAAGTCAATGTGGCAGATAGTTCTCGCAGACGGTCAAAAGATTCACATGTTCGGCGCAGATGACCCTGACGCTGGCCGTGGTTTCAACTTGTCCGGAGTATGGGCAGACGAGATAGCCAAATGGCGCTATTCGTATGAGTCATGGAACGAAGGTATCGCCCCGGCGTTGCGTATCGGTGAAAAGCCTCGTGCGGTTATTACAACCACCCCTAAACCTATCCGGATACTCCGTGATTGGATTGCTCGTGGTGACGGCTCTGTGGCTGTTACACGCGGTTCAACTTTTGATAATGCGAGCAACCTATCTGAAGCGGCGCTCATAGAATTACAAGCCCGGTACAACAACACCCGTATCGGCCGTCAAGAGTTATACGGCGAACTCCTTGATGATGTTGAGGGTGCGCTATGGCATAGGGCCATGATTGAGAGCGCTCGCGTAGAGTCAAATAAAGTGCCAAATTTGATACGAGTCGTTGTCGCTATTGACCCGGCAGTTACAAGCGGCGAGGAATCTGATGAAACCGGTATTGTGGTCGCGGGTATTGGTACAGACCAACACTTTTACATTTTGGCGGATAAATCATTACGCGCTAGTCCTGACGCTTGGGCTAGGGTCGCGGTTGAGCAGTATCACGAACATAAGGCAGACCGGGTTATCGCTGAAGCCAACAACGGCGGTGACATGATTACTCAACTCATTAGAACCGTGGACGGTACGGTGCCGGTCAAGAAGGTAACAGCCTCACGGGGTAAAAGAGTTCGCGCTGAACCTATATCTGCTCTATATGAACAGGGTCGCGTACACCATGTTGGAGCCTTTCCAACTCTTGAGGACCAAATGGTTACTTGGACTCCTGATGTTCCTAA